TAAAATCATAACTTAATTTTTTCTTAAAGCTACAATTTTTTTTTAAACTTTTTTTAAGAATTGCTGAGCTTTAACATCCTCAGATATCATTCTAACTATAGGCTGACCATTAATCTCATAACCTACATTATTTTTAATAGCTCTTAATTGTATAGGCTCATCCATAGGAGTAGGTCTACCACCAGTCTCTACTTCTTTTACCTTTCTTATATGTAAGTGAGTTATCATATAGTCTGTAGGATGCTGGACATACCTATGTACTACCCAGAAGTCATCAGCTCTATTAACAAACTTAGCACCACCCTCTACATCTCCAGCTTGAGGAGGTAAAGGATAACCAGCATAAGGATGGTCTATTCTATGTAGCATTCTAATAGCTCCAGTGTTAGTATGTACATTAAGCCATAAAGCTACATTATACTGTTTACAAAATATCCTAAATTCTGTAGTGGCTTGGTAGTCATATTCGTGTCCCCCTAAGCTCTTCATAAGCTCAGTGTCTTTAGCTAGTGAGTTATAAGGATCTATCATAAAGCCATCATAATTCCAAGCCTCTTTATACTCTATCCCTAGATTAATTAAATCTCTATAGGTATATAGTTTCTCACTAGATATAATCTTAAAGTATTGATATATAAAATCAGTATATTTAATAAAATCTTCCTCATCTATTAAATTTATAGGCTTTAATGATAAATACTCTACTAGCTTTCTTATGATACTGTGAGGCTCATTCTCACTAGAAAATATAAGCCATTTTTTATTATGCTTAAGTGAGTAGCAAAGCATCAAAAATAATACTGCTGAGGTCTTACCTACATTAGCTTGACCTAGTATCACATTAAAGTTATTAGGCTTAAATCTTAGATGCTCATCTATATCTAAAATATCTAGCTTAAGTCCCTCCTTTATACTTCCATTTCTAATTTGTCTTAGTTTCTCTAATTGTTCGTTATAGTTTATTATCATAGTTACAAAAAAAAGGCTACCCGATTAAGAGTAGCCAAATTAACAAAAATTAAATTAAAAGGGCAAATCCTCCTCTTTAGCTACTGCCTCTCTATCTGGCATATGCTCTTTAGCAGTAACTTGTTTTACAACCTCTTTGTTGTATCTTCTAGCATAGTATTTATTAGGATCTTTAGAGTACTTAAGTACATCAAAATCTATATAACCCTTATTCTCACTAGCTTTCTGTTTATTCTTTTGTAGCCAGTCTATCATCTCTTCTACATTAAAAGATATATTAGCTACTACCCAGTCATACTTAGATGGTCTAGGGAATACAAAATTTAAAAATTCTTTATTATCTTCCATAATTATTGAGTTATCCAGTTAAACATTATCTCAGCATCTTCTATTACACTTTGCACATCACTTGTACCTCTTGAGCTATGAAGCTCTGCAGAAGCCTTTATACAAGTCTGTTTAATAATTGAGGTCTGTACATCATCTTTAGATGAGCTTTTATTATTAGCATAGCCTTTATTAGAGTAGTCATCTCTAACCATCTTAGCATTTTTCATTTGCTCATTTGATACAGTGTACTTAATCTCATCTCCTATAGATGCTTTAAAATCTCCCTTTGCAAAGAAAGTATAAGCCTCTCCATCTGCAAAAGTTACTAGGTACTTGTTCATACCATTCCATTGACCATTTGTATCAATGTACTTAATTCTACCATTTTTCATTTGATTAAAATTTAGTTATTATAGTTATTATATTGGTTTACTTGTTTTTCTACTTCTAAAGTAGCTTCTAGATATTCTACTCTTTTTTCTAGAGCATCTATTCTAGCATTCAGAAAGTCCACTAACTGAGGAGAGGATACTCTCAATACATCTTCACTATAGGTCATCTCTAAAAAATGTAAAAGCGTTAAGAGTAGGAGTAGATAGTAAGTATTGTAAATCTAAGATCACACAATACCTTAGCTGAGAGACATAGCACTCATTCTCTAAAGTCTCTAGAGTTTTTAACACCAAATCTTGATGCTCTTCTGTTTTTTGGTTTAGCCTTTTTAGATACTCTGGCTTGAGTCTTTGTAGTAAATTCATTGTTATCATTTTTAAAATTCTTTGCTAAACTAAATAAAAAAATTTAATAAACAAAATAATAAACAAAAAAAAGAGCATCCATAAGGACACTCTCTCTTTACAATGATAACAAACTTAAAAACTAAGTGTAAGCAAAAGTACACTATAATAACTTACTAACCAAATCTTCATAGTACTTTATTAGCTCTATTAATTCAAAATCAGCTTGTTTTATTGTTTGCCTAGATTTTTGTAGCAATTCATCTGCTTTATCATACCCAAACTCTTTATTTAAATTCTGAGCAAAAACATACTGCTGACCATATCTCATACAGTTACATCCGTAACACTGAGGTCTACAGTTATCCTCATCCCATCTAAGAATCCTGGAGGATCTACTGATAAAGTGACCATTCTGTATACCCTCTCCTTTCCAGTAAGCTCTTTTATTACAAGTATAGCACTTTACTATACCATTTTTATCAGCATACTTTCTCCTAATATACTCACTAAATACTGTATCTAGCTTCTTTATTAAATTCTTTCTGGATACCTTTCTAGCCATAGTACAAAGCTATATTAAAAATAATTAATAATAAATTAGGATATTAAAAAAATTTGTGTATTTTTTCTATTACTATAGAGTATATTACTCTAGAGTAGATACTCTAGCTTAGATACTCTAGAGTATAATTATATATATATATTTACTATAGAGTATATACTATAGAGTAACATACTCTAGAGTAAGGGGTACTCATATGTGGTCCACTTACCTCTTCCAGTGTTTAGTAATTTTCTCTGCTGATCTCATACCAAAATAACCCCCATAGACTAATAGCAGTAAGCTAGACAGTAAATCTATCCATCCAGAAGCTATTTTAAAGCCTTCTAAGGCACTATCTAGGATTATGTATATAAATAGCGTAAGAGTTAAAAAAGCGAGGCTTAGAGGTCTTATATTTTTACTTAACCAGCTATCACTAGACATATCAGCTTCCCACCTTTTAGTAGTCTCTTCCATTTCTAGCATATCATATCTAAGCTCTTCTAGTAGAAGTTGTTTATCAGTTTCAGATAATTGCTTATCTCCCTCTATCTTAGAGGCTAAATCCTTAAGAGCATCTATACCAGTGATATTACCAGCTATATCTAGTATCTCCGGAGCTACTTCTTTACCTTGCCTTACTAACCATCTAAGAGCATCTCCTACTCTAGTAGTCCCATTCTTTTGTTTATACTTACCTGGCATCCCATCTAGCTTTAGTCTTTCTTATATCGTAATGAGTAAAAGTCTTATAATTGCCTAACCCTCCTTGTAGTAACTCTCCAAAGTCTATTAAGTCCTCTATAATTATAAATACCTCTGCTGGTTTTAAGCTCTCTACAACTATATCACTAGCTTTACCCAGTAGATGCTGAGAGTTTTTAGATCCTCCTATTTTAGAATTATGCTCTAGACATCTATAGGCACTATTAATTTTTATAGGTCTATCTAAGTAAGTTCTTAGCTTCTGTAACTCTCCAGCTAGTTTGATCACATTCTCATAAACTTCCAGAGGCATATCACATCCACACTTACACTCAAACTCTTTTAAATTAAAGTTCTTTGTTAGCTTCATTCTTTTTTTTATGGGTTTCGTATATCTTCTGTACAGTATAAACAATAGAAGCCAATAGCAAAATAATCTTTAAACTATTCTCTACAGCAGTAAAACTTACCCCTAAAGAGATAGCATTAAAAAACGCTAACCTCAAGTCTTGTACACTCATAGCATAAGTTTCTTTAAAAAGTTATTCCATTTAGCTACTAACCAAAATGTAAAATGCTCTAACTTATCCGCTATGTATCTTAATGCTCTAATCATAATTTAAATTTTTGATAGTCTACACCATAAAAACTATGTACCCCGTTACCATCTGCAATAGCAACTGCACTTGACTTCCAACCATAAGGGTGCTCTGCTTTTATTACATTGCCATCTTCATCGATAGTATCTTGTATCTTCCAAGCTACATCAACGTGGTATTTGTCACTTAATACGGGTGCTTTTATTTCGTTACCCTCTTCGTCGTATTCCCCTTGCTCTAAAACAATATGTCCGAGTTTAACAATAGCGTGTGAGTGAGTAGGGTACTCGTTTCCATCTT